TAACGAGGATTCTGAAAAGTACCAGCGTTCCTATGCGATGCTGCGCAACGATTTGTCTTTGAGTCAGGATTATTTGCCGGTTGGTGATGGTGATGTTTAAAGACGTGGTGACGCTGATTAAGACGCGCCAGGAGCGCATTAAAGGCGGTGGCTATAAAGAGGTCATTGATGCGCAGCGTGATGTTTTTACCGGCAAACAGAGCGCAGGGCGGACGGAATTCTATATGGCTGCTCAAGCAGATCTGCAGGTGGAGAAAGTCTTCAAGATCCGGATTGCGGATTATCAGGATGAACGCACGCTTCTTAATGACGGAGCCTGTTACTCCATCATTCGTGATTATGAGAAAGGCGATTTTGTGTTTTTAACCTGTCAGAAACGGATGGGCGGCTTGGATGAGGTGTTGTCATGAGTCGGACAATTGATGTGAATGTCGATGGAACAGAGGCGACTGTTCAGGCAATCAAACTATTTGATATGGAAACGCGTAAACAACTGATTGATCTTGTGAAAGAGACGGCAGGCAATATTCGAAAAGGTGCGCGAGCGCGGGCACCAATTGCGAAAACACCGGTCTCGAAGGGCGCACGAGGCGATCTAAAGCGATCCATCCGCGCCAAGTACTTCGATGGCGGTTTGTCAGCCACCGTTGTTCCGAGAAAGCCCAAGGGCTCTCATCGTCATTTAGTCGAATACGGAACCGCAAGCCGGCGGACGAAAAGCGGAGCGAATCGCGGCAGAATGCCAAAGATGCCGTTTATGGGACCGGAAGAACGCGCTCAAGACAACGTTTACAATGCCAAAGTAAAGGGGTTGGTTGATCGTGACAAGACTGTATGAAACGGAAATTCTGAATGTACAGGACGCCGTTTTTCAACGGTTGGCCGATGACCCTGGGCTGTCGTCCGCGGTGAGCGGCATTTTTGACAAAGTGCCTGAGAATGAAAATTTTCCTTATGTGGTGCTCGGCCGTTGTTATGCCACACCGTACCGGACAAAGACAACGGATGGCGAGCGAGTTGAGCTGACTCTGGACATCTGGAGCGGCGACAACGGCAAGAAAGAAACAATCGACATTGCGAATTTGATTGGCGCTGCGCTGGAAGATCCCCTTTCCCTCGATAGCGCCGATCTTTTTTCTCAAGAATTAAAGAGCATTGAAGTTCTGGAAGAGGTTACAGACCTGTTTCATGGAACCTTGGTTTATGAATTCATTTTAGATAAGGAGTGAGCCATTTGCCAAAAGTAAAAGGCGTCAATTGCAAGCTATACATCGTTGAAGGCGATCCGGCCAATCCGACGATTCTTGCCGGCCAGCGCAACGCCACGCTGAATCGAAGCGCCGATACGATTGAAACGACGGCAAAAGACAGCGAAGGTGGTTGGAAAGAAAACGAAGCAGCATTCAAAGAATGGTCGATCGATGCAGACGGCCTGCTGGTTGAATCCGATGCAGCCTACGACGCGCTGGAAGAGAAATTCAACAACTCGGAAAAAGTGGATGTCGTGATCATCATGCAGAACGGATCCAAATATTCCGGAAAGGCTGTTCTGAACGACTTCCCAATTGAAATGCCTTATGACGATATGGCAACCTATTCCAGTTCATTCACGGGCGATGGCCCATTAACAAAAGTACCGGCGGTGTAAACGATGGAAAAAACAATTTTGCAAATGAACAGCGGCACATATTTTCTACGATTTTCAATTAATGCGCATTGCGAAGCAGAAGGTTTGCTCGGCTTTCCAATCACGCAGCTTGGTGAAAAGACTGCGGGAATTTCAACGATGCGCACGCTTTTATATGTAGGTTTAAAGTATGGCGGACGCCCGGTAACGATGGATCAGGCAGGCGATATCATGGAACGCATCATAGATGAGAAAGGCATGGAATTTTTCTCAACAAAAATCAGTGAGGCTGTTCAGAAATCGTTCAACAAACAAAGCAATGACAACTACCAGAGGCGCCAGGGCTTTAAAAAAAAGGGCTAAGTGAGTACACAGAGATAATCGCTGAAGGCGTGCTTGATTTCGGATTATCTCCTGACGAGGTTGGCGAATTGACGTTCAGAGAATTCAATACATTCATGACACGCCATAACCTGCAGGAGCGGAACGGCTTGGAAATGCAGCGCAATGTGATGCTGAACGCGATCATCAATGCGTTCCGGAAGAAAAACGCGCGGTTCCTACCGCTTTTTGAAAAAGAAAACGACAGAACAGCAGAAGACGTTATCCAGGAACGGCATGAATTGTTCGGTAAAAAGCTGAACTGATCGTGCTTTTTTTATGCCGAAGAAGGGGGAATCAACATGGCATTGATCGTCAAGATCGGGGCAAACTTAAGCAACTTTGACAAGCAAATGCGGAAATTGACGCGAGATGTCAATAACGTTGGCGGGCACTTGCAAGAGGCTGGGGCAAAACTGACAACAGGATTAACCCTTCCACTGGCTGCTGTTGGCGCTGCTTCTTTGAAAGTATCTGATGACTTCCAAAAATCGCAAGGAAGTATCCAGGCACAGCTCGGCATATCTGAGAATAAAGCAAAACAGCTGAGCCAGACTGCTGAAAATATTTGGAAACAGGGATTTGGCGAAAACGTTCAGGTCGCTTCGGATACAGTTGCCCAATTATATAACGTCATGGGTAACATTCCTCAAAAACAGCTGGAAGCACTGACAAAACAGGCGTTGTCTCTGTCAAAAACATTTGGTGTTGACATTAATGAGTCCATCACCGGCACCAGTACGGTCATGAAGAACTTTGGTCTGAGCGGTCAGCAGGCTATGGATTATGTAACCTATGGCTTGCAGCATACGACGGGCCAGTTTCGCGGCGATTTTATGGATGCATTGACTGAGCTGATGCCAACATTCAAAGGAATGGGTGCAAATGCGCAACAGGCATTTGACATGATGGTCGCTGCACAAAACAGCGGGATGGAGAACTTTGATGCATTGTCTAGCCTGACCCAAGGCTTTACAGACAACCTGTCAAGCGGCTCAAAAGATGTTGCTTCACAATTTAGTGCACTTGGCGGGAATGCAGCGGCAACCTTTGAAAAGTTTCAAAATGGCGGTGCATCTGCCTATGACGTTATGGTCGCAACAGCACAACAATTGGGCTCGATGGACAACCAGGTAAGAGTGAATCAAATTGGTGCCTCTCTATTTGGCGATACCTGGACAGAAGCTGGAGCAAAAGCCGTTACTTCACTTGGTAGTGTCGATGGCAAAGTGCAAGGTGTGACTGGATCGGCAGCAAAAGCGACGGAAGCTGCAAATCAAAGTTTTGGTGATCAGTTTCAAGCAACGCTCCGGTCCGTTGGTGATTCGCTTAAACCAATTGGTGACGTCCTCAGTAATCTTGCAAGCTCGGTCTTTCCTGCGATCCAAAGTGCGGCCGCTAATTTATCTGCAGCTTTTCAGGGACTGCCTCAGCCAGCACAAAACTTGATTGTGATCATCGGACTCGTTGCGGCAGCGATTGGGCCAGTTCTTGCCGTTGTTGGGACAATGATCATCGCTTTTGGCCAGCTTTCAGCTGCATGTGCGACACTTGGCATTAGTATGATGGCTGCCTTTTGGTGGGTCGCGATAATCATTGCAGCACTTGCCGGAATTGTGGCAGTCGTCGTTTATTGGGATCAGATCAAAAAATATTTTGCTTCCTTCTGGGCATATCTGCAAAGCCTGTTCTCAGCTGCATTGAATTATATTAAAGGTTTATGTATGTCGATTTGGAATGGGATTGTTTCGGCAGCAATAGCGATTTGGACAGGTTTGACCAACTTTTTCAGTTCGATGCTTTCAACATTACGTGCTCTATTTTCAGCAGTTTGGAATGGAATTAAGAGTGTTTCTTTGTCGGTATGGTCAGCGATCACAGGCTTTTTAAGTAGCGCCTGGGGCGCGATATCTGGAGCTGCGAAGTCGATTTGGGGCGGCCTTGTTTCCTATTTTCAGACGGTGATGAATGTCTACAAAACGCTATTCACTGTTGGCTGGAACTTGATCAAAAGTTTTCTGTCGGGACTATGGAATGGCATTGTTGCAGTCGGACGGGCCATATGGAGCGGATTGGTTGCCTATTTTCAGACGACGTTCAGCAATCTATTTACCATTTTTTCAACAAGTTGGAATGCGATTAAATCCGTGATCATTTCTGTATGGGGTGGAATAAAGAGCGGCGTGTCAAGTGCTGTCAATACTGTTTCCTCGATTGTCTCAGGCGTCTGGAATGGGATCAGGTCGGTTACATCGTCTGTTTGGAACGGAATTAAGAATGCCATTGTCTCACCAATATCGGCTGCGAAAGATAAAGTGGCCGGAATTGTGAACGCAATCAAGGGCTTTTTTAGTGGCATGCATCTCAGTCTGCCGAGGATTAAACTGCCGCATTTCAGCATTGACGGCAAATTCAGTCTGGCACCGCCAAGCGTGCCGAAGCTGAATATCAAATGGTTCAAGACTGGCGGTGTGATTAAAGGGACGCCAGGAGGAAGTATTATTGGAGCCGGTGACGGTGGCGATGAAGCCGTTGTCCCACTATCCAATAAATCACGTATGCTGCCGTTCGCACAGGCGATCGCTTCAATGATCGGATCCGGGAATGATAACGATGAATCAACAGGGCCACGCCTCCTACGCCTTGAAAACGTGGTTAATTTGGACGGTCATGAGCTGGCGCGAGTTCTGCAACCAGTGCTTGATATTGTCAATGCGGACAAGATCACGATTGATGCCATTATGTCAGGAGGTCTGCCGTGATGCCTTATGCAATGACTGGCTATGATGACAAAATCAAGCTGGATGCGATGATCACGAAATCAGACGGCACGCAGATTTTGTTGTCTGAAGCGGGAATCAAGCTACGTGATTTTCTCGTCAGTGCGCCGACACCGCAACATCAAACGGCAGAAGTCATCGGCAGTGATGGATTGCAAGACTTGGGAACGACCTACGGACCGAGAAAGATTCATTGTTCTTGTTCCTTCCGATCAATTGATCGCGCTGAATTTACGCTTCTACGTGATGAAATTTTTCAGCTCTTTGACAGCAAAGAGCCATTTTTTATTACGGAAAACAGGCAGCCGGGCAAGCGATGGAAAGTGAAGGTAGACAGCGATTATGCGATCGATCAATCCCATCTTGTCGGTATATTCGAACTGGATCTGATTGCCTTTTCTCCCTACGCGGAATCAGTGGTTAGCACCTGCGAAGAGCCCATCGATACAGACAGCGAAAACTGGCAGTCTATCGGTGCCGGTTTGAATCTGGAAGAGGATATGCAATACGAGCATACTGAATCCTCATTCCGGATCTGGAATGGTGGAAACCGAACGATTGACCCAAGGGAGCACATGCTTGTTATCACCTTTACCGGTGCCTCTGATGATCTACTAATCCGGAACAAGACAACCGGCGATGTATGGCAATATAACGGCACAACGTCGGCAACGGATCAGATTGTCCTGGATGGCGTGAAGAATCTGAAGAACAGCTTCAGTATTCTTGGCCAAACAAATTTTGGTTTGATCAGCCTGAGTACCGGATGGAATGAAATTGAGATTATTGGCGCAATCGGAGCATTCACTATTTCTTTTGATTTTCGTTTTTTATTCCTGTGAGGTGCGAATGCGATGCGAGATTTATTGATTAAGAATTTGGAAGGAAAAATAGAACGACTGACCGATTATTCGGTCGCAAGGAAAAGGACGGTTAATGCGGAAAAATCGATCGACGTGACCATCTATCGGACAGCGCGTAATGGACATGCATATCCGATGATAGCTAACGAAAGCGAGTTGGACTATGAAGGCGATCCGTACATCATCAAGAAGCTGAAGGAGCGGACGATTGGAAAGACGGTTGTGGCAGCGCTCACAGCCACACACAAGATCTATGATCAGCTGGCCAACAATTATATTTATGACATGATCACCGGTACATTTACGCTGCAGGAGCTTCTGCAGTTTTTACTGCAGGGGACAGGCGTCTCAGCACAACTGACAGCCGACGGGTTGCCGAAATCTGTGACCGTGGAAAATTTTGGTGATGACGATTCCTTTTCCTTGTTGAAAAGTGCGCTCGGTAAATTCGGCGCAGAATATCTGCCGGCAGCAAATAAAATTCATGTGGCCAAAGAGCTCGGAAAAACGACTGATTATCAGCTGAGATATCGGTTCAACATCAGCGATCCGGAAAAGTCGATTGATACCTCTTCATTGAAGACATACATTCGCGGCTATGGAAAACAAAACGAGGACGGCTCATACATGGCTCAGGTCGAGTACACAAGCCCACTGGCAAGCGTGCCAGGCATCGGCATCCGACATGCCAAGCCGGTGCGTGATGACCGCTTCACGAATAACGATACGTTGCTTGAATACTGCAAAGCGCAGCTGACTGATTCCATAAACATTTCGATCACGCTCACCTATATAGAGCTGCGCAATGCCGGTATTCAGAACATTGATTTCGGCGATTATGTCTGGTGCATCATCGATCCATTCGACATTAAAACGAGGATTCGTTTAATGGCCATTGAGGATTATTCAAACGAAAAAGAATCACCTAAGTTCACACTTGGCGAGCTACGGCGCACGGCAACCCAAGTGATCAGTGGCATCACGAGAGCATCAAGGAATATTTCAACGCTTAGCGTACGACTTGACGACACATTCAAGGTTGCCAACGCTGCTTATGGCGATCGAATCATCAGCACCAAGGTAGGTGAAATCAATGACTGACATTGTTCAACTGAATTATCCAAGCGGTGATCACTTTTACCCCAAGACACACGCACAGGCGATAGAGGGACTGTCTGAAGAGATCAGTGGACAAATTAATTATCCTGTTACAAGTGTAAACGGAAAAAATGGTGATGTCAGGTTAACTGCTGCTGATATCGGCGCTGCTACTCCAGGCGATATACCAGATGTAACAGTGACAAGCGTGAATGACAAAACCGGTGCAGTTAATCTTAGCGCTGGTGATGTTGGAGCTTACAGTAGAAATGAGACAGACAATTTACTCGAAAACAAAGTGGACAAGATCGAAGGAAAACAGCTGTCCACAGAAGACTACACGACTGAGGAAAAGGACCAAGTAACAAAAATCGTGGACAAACAGGATAGAGTTCTTGTCTCACCTAACGGAAGTAAATTTATTTTATCGGTGGCTGACGACGGAACATTGAACGCAGAACCATACGTAGAAGGGAGCGAAGCATAATGAGATGGCCGTATCCGAATATCGGAGTATTAACGACAAGAGCATTTCGCAATCTGCTGAATAAAATCTTTGGAGACATTGGCGCAGATATGCAGGAGCAAAAGAGCCGGGTGGACAATCTGATCACGAGTAATCCGCAGCCGTCAGAAATCCAGGATATGCGCACCGGCAGAGACGGCCAAACATATCCAGTTGCAAGGGATATGGTGCTTGGTGAGATTGCGAAAACGGAGGCTGCACAGGCGGAAATTAACCAGGACACTGCTGCGCAGTTGGCGGATATTAAGAATGTAATGTACGAGGATTTTGGGGCTAAAGGTGACGGTGTTACCGATGATTACCAAGCTATATTAGCTGCCCATCTGTATGCGAATGAACATGATTTACCAATAAAAGGTAGATCGAATGCTAATTACTATATTAAAGATGCGCCAGCATCAATACCAATTAAAACGCTGGTTGATTGGAATGAAGCGCAATTTATTATCGATGACACAGAACTAACAGGATCGACAACAAATACCCATATTTTTATTATCTTACCATCAAACGATCCAATTGATGTATCTGAACAGATTACATCGTTGGCATCCAATACCACTTATATACCTGCGTTAGCGGTATATGGCGATGTACTTCTACATGTTATAAATAGCAATAAAAAACAATTTATAAGAACTGCACCGAACGTTGATGGCGGTTATAATCAGCAAGAAGTTATTCGCGTATGTAATGGTAACGTTTTATCCCACATAAATTGGGATTATGAAATAGTTACATCCGCTATGATTTATAAAAATGATAAAAACAAGTTACGAGTTGGGGGAGGACATTTTAATACTTTAGTAAATAAACTTGAAAATGTTTACGGAAATGGGGTTGACCGGGGCATATATATTCGCAGGTCAAACACTATTTTATCTATTTCTCATAATATTAATGGGGAATCGTCTACTCAAACGTCAAAGCCTTATAATGGCTGGATAAGTGCTATGTATTGTTGTGATCTTGTTTTAAGAGATACAACGCTGTCTGCACATAGAATATTTTATGATGAAAATAATATACCAATGGGTAGTTATGATTTAGCTTTACACTTATGCACGGATATTTTACTTGAAAATGTTGGCCAATTTAATGGCATTATGGATAGCTCTTTGTGGGGAGTTATGGCAAGTAACTATACAAAGGATGTAAAATTGGTTAACTGTAAAATAAATCGTTATGATGCTCATCGAGGGGTACACAATTTAACAATTGATAATTCAATAATTGGCTATCAAGGCATTAATATTATTGGATCGGGATTACTGCAATTAAGGAGAACGAAAGTTAATTGTAATCAATTAATTAATTTAAGAGCTGATTATGGGTCAACTTGGGATGGAGTTATTAAAATAAGAAATTGCGAACTGATACCCACAGATTTAACTCAAACAGATATAAAAATTGTCTTTTTTGTTAATCGCGAAGATCATGACTATGGTTATCGATGCTATTTCCCTAATCTAGATATTGACGGAATTTTGATTCATACGAATGTATCAAGCAAACCAACTATTATAAGCAATAAAGTTTTAAACACGGGATACCCAATTATTTCCGGGTTATGCAAAGATGACTATTTGGCAGAAAATGAAGCAGGAAGGTATCCACTAATTTTCAAAGATTATGTAAAGGTTAGAAATGTAAAAGTAACTACACCATGCCCATTTTCTATTTTTTATAATCATCCTGCATACTGCTACTGTGATAATGTTAATGTAATTAATACACACAGCACTTATAGTGACTCGTCTGTATCTGAACCTTTTTTAGATATAAAACCAAATTTCTTAATAGTCATTGATAATTGCGATTTATGGGATGCAAAAGATGAAACATCAAATTCTGGAGGATTAATAAATTCAGGGGCGACTGATATAACACACTCATTTATTTTTAATAATCATCGAATGTGCCCTAATATTATTATTAATGATTTAACTATGTCACTAAATATGGGTTTATATCCAATGCTTGTTACAGGTAATCGTTGCACCATTCAAAGGTGTGTCCGATACGCTTAATGATTATAAGATTGGTGTGTATGGATCGTACAGTGTGGTTGAAGCACTCAGCGAGACAAGCTACACCGATTTCTATTTTCAGACCTATGCGTGGAGCAATGGAAAAGTCAGCAAGCATGCCGATCTGTACCAGTATAAAAATGGGCAGACTATTTCAGGTGTATATTGCCATTGAATAGGGACAGCTGTGCCAAGTTTTTGGGACAGTAAAGACATCAAATTGGGACAGTTAGGACATGTGAGGGA